ACGAGGACTTCTTTAAGTGCAACGACTGTATGTCTTGGGAAGCCAACGACACAGGCACACGCACATGGGGCAATGACTACGATGAGGTATGCCGTGTCTGTATAGAGAACAACTACACACACTCGTCTTACTACGACCAGTATGTCTACAGCGATTCATCTCGTGAAGCACTCGATCAACATGGCAACACCGTCACCGTTCATGAAGACGACGATAACTTTTCTTGGGATGACGATGCGGACTGTTACATCCACCACAACTACAACCCAGCCGGACGAATTCTTGGTTCGTATCACTCACACAAGAATCAATTCCATCCAATCGTTTCCGACTGGACTAAGTTGCACAACCGTTACTTCGGTGTTGAGTTAGAAGTAGAAGTCGCCAAAGGTGACAGGATAGATTCAGTTACCGCAGTCAATGCGGTCGCCAATCTAGATGAGAACGGCAAGTTCTGTTGGTTTGAAACCGATGGCTCACTATCCAATGGATACGAGATCATCACTCAACCGATGGGTCTTGACCAGCACGAAAAGTTCTGGGAGTGGCTCAAGACTGACCTTACCAAACCACTGTTATCCCACAAGACCACGACTTGTGGTCTACACATCCATGTCAGCCGCAAAGGTCTGTCCAAACTCCAACTGTCCAAGATGATTTCATTTGTCAATCATCCAGACAACGAGGAGTTCATCACTGCACTGGCTCGGCGCTACGCACAGAACTATGCACGTATCGGTCAGAAGAAGATCAGTACAGCATGGAAGTCTCAGCAATCCAGATATGACGCTATCAACATGGAGCCACGTCAAACCGTGGAGTTCCGTTTGTTTAGAGGCACTCTGAAATACGAGGCAGTCATTGCCTCAATCCAGTTCGTCAACGCCTTGGTTGCCTACTGCCACGATCAATCCGGTTACGGGTTTGACCTTAGCACTTCGTCCTTTTTGAAGTTCCTCGACAAGAAAGAAATTCAGAAAGATACAAAGTATCTCCGCCAATACATCGACAGTCGTCTCGACTCTCGCTAATCTAGAAAGGTTCGCTATGTGTATCTTGATACAACACAATAAAACTTCGTCTTTCTCTGACGAATTGCTAACTGATTTCTACACGCACAACTCAGATGGTTTCGGTCTCATGTATGGTGACGGCAACAAACTTCACATCACCAAGTCTCTTGGCAGTGTCGAAGAAACCATCGCACTCTATCGTGACTTAGCCGAAGGTCGTGACTGTGTCATCCACTATCGGATGAAGACACACGGCAAGATTGATCTGACTAACTGCCATCCATACCGCATTACCGATGAACTCTGGGTAGCCCACAACGGGATACTGTCTGCTTCCAACCCAATCAACAAAGACTTATCAGATACATGGCATCTGATTGAATACATTCTCAAGCCTATCGCCGAACAAAATGCAGACAAGTTCTTCGAAGATGACTTCATCAGGTACATGGAGTCTCTGATCGGCTCAACAAACAAACTTGCTTTCTGTCACGCCGATGGGCGCACATCCATTGTTAACCGTGATTCCGGTGTCGAATACCAAGAATCTTGGATGTCCAACACATACGCTTGGTCAGCCGCAAAGTTTGGTGTTCGCTCCAACATACCAACCTACACCAAGTACTCAAACTATTCCAGTAAATACGACTGGATGTATGAGGGTTATGACTATGACGAAGTTCCGCCATTGCTCAAGTCTTCAGCGCCAGCAGAGCCGAAGGATTATGTTGGCAACATCACAGAGAAGGCGTACTTCAGCGCCAAGAAGGTAGCAAAGGCGGCATACAACTCTTGGATGCGTGGAGAAAGACATCTCATCCAATGGGTCATCGATGCCCCAGAGAAAGCAACCTTCTTCTTGGAGGAGTACTACCAATTCGAGAAGGGTGAAATCTATGACATGGTGCTAGCCCAACCGGAAGAAGCGGCTAGTTGGGTGGCTGATCTGTTCATGACAGACTCCGTTCAGCCATCTCTTATCCAGTAATAGGTTTGGGGCTACCCGAAAGGGTAGCCTTTTTAATTTAAGGAAACGTATGCCAATGCTCAAACTAATACGCCGTCAATACAAGGTCATGGTTGGTGACAAGGTAGTCGCCACACTGACAAACAAGAAGTCGGCAATGGAATATGCAATCAACTTTAACGAAGGGTTGGGAGACGGTGTCTCTCTAGCCTACGTTAAGTACGCCCACATCTACGAACCAAGGAAAGAATATGCAGATCATCAAATCTAAAGCAGTCTCGGTACAAGTTCCCGCTGGGAAGTATGTACTTGGCGACCCTTGTTACTCTGTCCCCGATGAACACTGGGATGCACTACTCGCTAGTTGCGAGTACTTCAACGAACCTGTCGGCACAGTCAATGGTGTCAAGGTTCTTGCCTTCTCCACCAAGTGGGGCGATGGCTGTTACCAAGATCAATTCGGAAATGAATACGGCGTAGACGCTGGACTCATTGGTCTTGTACCAATCGCACTAGCAACCAAAGGGGATAGCACCTACACAACCATCGTCGAGTTCTCCACGCCAACAGTTTGCTCAACAAACGGCGAGGGCAAACTTACCTTTGGCAAGTACGTCATTGATACAGACCCAGAGGAGGGCGAAGAATGGTAAGCCTAGAAACCAAATGGATAGAAGAAATATCCCGTGTGCTTGTCGGTAAAAAAATTACAGACGTTAGTTACATGACCGCCGATGAGTGCAAAGAACTGGGTTGGTACGACCGGGCAATCATCATCGAACTACAAGATACCAAGGGCAACAAGACTTACTTGTATCCAACCAGTGATGACGAAGGGAACAACGCTGGCGCTATCGCAACCAGTGACCCCAAGTTAACTGTCATCCCAGTCATGAGATGACTCAACTTTTTGAAAAGTAATAGGGTATTTCCTACCCTATTTAACTTTACAGAAAGTTATTAGCAGTGCTAACATTACACATCATCAACGCTACTAAACACAGGAGAAAGCAAATGAACGCAGTTACCAGCCATGAATCCACCGCACTAAACCAAGCCGTCAAGGTTGACCCTCACAAGGGTCAGCGTATCGGAGCAGTATCTAGCCAATGGTTCAGTCGCTCAGACGATGAACGATTCTTATCCCTGACCGCCCTTGAGGAAGCAGTCAGTGTACGTTCCATGAACGCACAGCAAGAGATCATCGATGTCCGAGGGGTTGAGATCAGGGCTAAGTCTGACGATGCTGAGACCCTCAAGGTTACCTTCGACAACCAAGAACTAGATGCTACGCACTGGTCTTTTGGTCAGATGGCTAGCCTTGCTGGTGCGCCAGCCGGATACCTTCGTAAGTTGCCGTCAGTTATTGCTGGCATCAACCTACAGTATGGTCTTCAGAACTTACGCTCTGAGAACGTCAAGATGTTCTACAACCCAGAACAGAATCAGTTGCTTGCCGCTACTGGTACTGAATACGGGCGTGTCTACGATTGGGAACTCGTCAAGGCTGTACGCAAGATTGCCGGAGACGGCACTGGCGATACACGCTGGAAGGTTCCGGGCGCTATCAACTGGGGCAACATGACATACAACCCTAATGTCAGCATCACAAAGGATACAACCACGTTGTACGCCTCTGACCGTGATGTATTCATGTTCCTAGTGGATGACACCCATCCAATCGAAATCGGTAAGTTGCCTAACGGCGACCCCGACTATGTGTTCCGTGGCTTCTACGTCTGGAACTCTGAAGTTGGTTCCAAGACGCTTGGTATTTCTACCTTCTTGTTCCGTGCTGTATGCCAGAACCGTAATATCTGGGGCGCTCAGGACATCAGTGAAATCACTATCCGTCACTCAAAGAACGCACCTCAACGCTTTGCCGCAGAGGTTGAGCCAGCCTTGCTGGAGTACTCCAATGCGTCAGACAAGGGCATCATCCTTGGTATTCAGAATGCCAAGAACGCCATCGTTGCTAGGTCAGATGATGATCGGCTCCAGTTCTTAGGCAAGCAAGGCTTCTCTGCCAAGCAAGCCCAAAGGATTATCGACAGAGTAGTCACTGAGGAAGGCACTAAACCTGAGTCAGTATGGGATTTCGTGCAAGGCATCACCGCCGTAGCACGAGACATTGGTCATACCGATGACCGAATCACCCTTGAGAGACAGGCTGGCAACCTTCTCAAGAAAGCCGCTTAACTAACCCAAAGGAGATAACTATGGAGCCACAATGAAAGATGACAACTGGCAAACTCATGTTCGCTACGAAATACAGGATGCCACTTATGACAAAGATCGACTACTGGAGATAACTAAATGCCTTACACAAATGGAATCCCTCGACCTGATACCTGATGACATTGCATCAAACCTATTCAACCTGATTCATATTCACAATTCATCAGACTTGTAACAAGCACAGACGGGTAACTCCCGTCTGTGTTTTCTTTATGCTCCGGCGGCAGACTCGATAGTTCCATGCCGACGGACTTAATATTTCCATGCCAAAAAAAACTCAGCCACCCGAAGGTGGCTGAGAATAGCCCATGAGGTTCGCTACAAACCTTGAATTCACGGGAAGGAGTTTGGCAACTAACAAAGAAAGCAGAAGGGGTACCACTACATCTAGTGTCGGCAACCCTATACTACTTAAAAATACTATAGCGTGTTTGAATACAAATGTAAAGCACTGCTAATAATTTTATTCTTCGCCCATCCACTGCCACAAACCATCCAGTACTCTACGTTCCAGCGGAACCATTGAATCAAGGATGCGTCTTCTTAACTTCCATGCTCGATAGTTTGTAATACCAAGTTGTGATGCACAGTTACGCACACTTGTAGATAGCATTGCTTGATAGACGGAAGACCTATCCATCCCAAGACTACCCAAATGTGGGTACGTATCTGAAAGCATACGAGCCGATACCTTGCGCTCATTCGCATCCCCATACATCCAATATGTCCATGCCAGTTCGTCCTGTCCTAGGCGCTCTATGAACCCGAAGATCATGGCTCCCTGTGCATGAAAGTCATAGGCAGACAAAGCCTCTCGACTCTTGACCTCGTGCTTTTCCTTTGCAATAAAGACGTTGTGTGCCTTGCTGATGATGCTCTTGTGCCTGACCTTGAAAGCAAATCGCACTGCTTGTTCTGGAGAATTAAACATTACATCTCTCCTATCAGTACACGCAAGCAATCCCTCTCGCCCCATTCTTTGGTGGCGACACATAGCACCACCTGAGTGTCATCCTCGTACACCACACGGTTCAGTGCATCAAGCACAATCTTTACGATGTTGTCTACGTCTGGCTTTGCCGGAGCAGTCAACTGTCGTTGTGCCAACTCCCTCTTTGTTTTAGTCCACGACTTCGGTATCTTGTACTCAGCACAAATCACCGCCGCAATCATCCCTGTCCACGGTTCATGATCTCCCAGTTCATGCCGTGCCGCATCCCTTAGAACGCTCTCGTATGACCTCGTTGCCTGTGGAGTGATAGCAACCCCTGTCTTCCGTACAAAATGCGGTCTGCCTTTTCCTATGACCTTGCCGTATACGACAAACTCAATCTTCTTCCCGAAGTCGAGGTTCTTTTCGATAGTCATAGCAACGCTCCTCTGCCGCCCTAAGATACAACTTGCACCTTCTGCGAAGGACTGTTGTTCCGTTCCATTGTTCTGAGTAGTACTTGCATCCATCACACGTCATCCCCCGTATGCTCGGCGTTCCATCCGCTCGTTTGCTTGTGTTGTTCTCCATACTTCTATTTCCATTTCTATTCTGCGAAGCAAGAACTTCAACTTGCTTTCTGTTTCTGTCGCTGACTTGATTGCATCAAGCAGTTCTAAATAATCTTTGTGTGCATAAGCCTCACGCTCTTGACCCGATGCCGTTTGAATGCCAAGGCGTTGCGCCTCCTTCATCAGGATGGCTATCTTGGATTTTTTAAAATCTTCCACGTAAACCAAGTGCGCCTTAGCAGTGGAGTAGTTGTCTCCAGCATCTCTGAATTCAACAAGCAGTTGTTCTATCTTTTCATTTGACACACTCTCTCCTTTTAGAATTTAATAAAACCTTTGCGACCAGCAATCAAGTAGGTCTTGGCTATCGCTTCAAAAATAAACTGACGCTTCTCTTGCTTGCTCATGCTCATGCCTTGGTCATACTCTGTATGACAGCGATAGCACAACCAGCCGACCATTGAGTCATCTGCCTTGTTGCCCTTGCCCTTGCCATGTTCAATGAGGTTGGAGTGAGCGGCAACAATCGTGTCATCAGAATTCCCGCACATCACACACGCCTGACCTCGTGCCATATCCAACCACTTGCGACTTCTGAATTGCGTATTCACACAGGTCTCCTATTGGGGTAAGTTGCGCCCAAGTTAATTCGTAATGGGACTTTCCTTCACGCACAGATGGCGTAAGGTTTTGAGGCTGGAAAAGTTCTGCGCTTGTAGCAAAACCTAGGATATGAATTTTGGTTCGCTCAACCTCTGCCAAGATATAAATTTCTGAACTGGTCTCTGCCTTGTACTGAGGAACTTGAAGGCACTGGTTCTCTTTGTAAGGTCTGGTCTTGACATCGCAAGACAAGCCTTTGTAGACGCAGTCATGCCCACCAGACCTACGCTCAAAGGTTAGGTCAGGGTAGACGTTCAAGTATTTGCATACTGCAAACTCACCCAGTACTCCATCGATGTTGATGTCAATGGAATCCCTGTAACCGACCATGCGCTCAGTTACACCAGCCGCACGATTGACTGACTGGCGACTGACCGCCAAGTGTGTCGCAACCCCTATCTCAGAAGGGGACAAGACAACTGGAACGTAGTACTCGTTCTGAGTCATCTCTTCCTCCTCTTGAAACGCATCTGATCTTTCATGCGTATGGCTTTCTCAAGCGGTGTTTCAATCGGCGGCAAGGAGATGCAAGGCACGACTCCGGGAGGAGACTTCTCTCCAATCTCCAAGCCACCCTCACACGCATACATCACCTTACTTCCCGGAAACTGAGCGTTCATCTTGTCGTAGAAGGCTGATACCTCAGGCATGATTGACCTGAGTTGTTCCTTAGTGAACATGGCGTTGGCTTCAGATATGGAGAGTTTCAACATCACGCTCTCCTGAGGCGTAGTCTTTACCGGAGTATTTGTGGTTGGTTGCTTCTTCGTATCTTCCACAGTCAGGTCTCCAATAAAGTTCTGTCATGCCGGGGCGACCAAGCCATCGGCTTCTGATTTTTTGTACGTGTATTTCTGACGGTGCTTTCGGATTTGTTTTGTCCCGATGCACCGTCACGATGTTGTCTGCCTTGTTGAAGAAGTGGGCAGAGCCGGACACTGAGTACCCATCAGGTACTGGGTAGTGACCTTCCTTATCCTTGAGCAACTTAGCGGGGTGGGCTACAAGCCACACATGAACGCCTTGCTCACGAGCAAACTTGCGGATGTAGGTAAGGAACATCGAGATGTATTCCGTCTCGTTAACGCCATCCTTGCGCTTCGTATGATCGAGTTCGTTGTATGGGTCAATCACCAAACCACGCATACCGAAACGCTTGACCAAGACCTTGGCTTTTTCAAGCACCGCTTCAATGGTTGGTTGCTCTGGCAAGATGAAATGAAAGTGCTGGTTTAACCAGTCTTTACCTTCTTCAAACTCCTCACGAGTCATGACCTTGATGCGTTTCTTCATGTGCTTTTCCATCAACTTGGCTGAGTGCCAAGTGATCGGTTGGTTCTCAGGGGAACACACGCCAATGACCCAACCACTACGCTCGGCAAGGTTGACCGTCAAAGCATCAAGCCATTCTGATTTGCCCATGCTCGGTATGCCTGTGACTAGCGTCCACTGAGCGGGAGTAGGGGAGTACAACTCGTCTACGTTCTTCCATCCTGTGGCTTCGCCCTTGGGCATACCATCCTCGTATATGGCGTTCAAGTCATCAGCAATGTCATAGACCGAGAAGAGTCCTTCAACTGGGAATGTCTGTGCGTTGTTGATGCACTGCGCCAGCACTTCAGCGCCATGCTTGAGCAGTACTTCGTTGGCATCCTTGCACCCCTCAACCCAAGTCACACGCAAGCAACGCTCACGTCCCAAGCGACGAGCAAGTTCTTCTTCTAACTTTCGACCCGGCTCATCGTTGTCAACCGCCAAGATGAATGTCTTGATGTTGTCCAACTTTTCATCGTCAAGGTATTCAAACTTTGTCTCGTAGTTCTTTGACGTTGGGGCTGGCGCTCCATCAGGCACGGAGATGGCGTTCTTGAACCCAGCAACCTCAAGGGATAGAGCATCGATCTCACCTTCGGTAACGATGGCGGTATCGGTTACGTCATCGATCTTGTAGAAAGTTTTTTGTGCGCCACCAACTTGACGAAAGTTTTTCTTTCCATCACGGTATTTGATGTTGACTACTTCGCCATCACGGTAGTAGGGAAAGGCGACAGCACGTACTTCTTCCTCAACCTGAGGCATCCACACGGTCAGCGTGGTGACGTGGTTGCGAATGAGGACATCCTTGTTCAAGCCACGAGTGGCGAGGTACTCGAATGTCTTGTCCGTCAGTGGCTCAGGCTTGAACTCAGGCTTGTAGTAGGTCTTGGTGTGGGCAACGGTAGGCTTTGAGAACTCGCCTGTCTTGAGTCCGCCTGACCAGCCGCAATGCCAGCAGTTCCATACGCCCTTGTCTGTGTTGACGTTGAGGCATGGATAGGATTTCTTCTTACGAAGTTGACTGCACTTGGGGCAAGGGACTTTGACTTCCTCCCCTGTGCGGTTGCCAAGTTCTATTCCGAATGAGGAGAAGTCCTTAAACATAGGAATACCCCTCATTTTGAGATGGGTATTCGTATATATCTATATCTATATTTTTCTTATA